ACCTGTTCCACTAGAACCACTTGTAGGTACTCCTGTTGTGCTTCCATCTTGTCCTCTTAGCCAAGTATTATTTTTTGCGTGATAAACATATCCATTATCTAAATCTAACGCAATAGCACCTATATCACCTGCTGAAAAAGTTTCGGAAGCATCACCTTGGTCATCTACTGCACCTGAATTATTCCGACCATACCAATAACCAGCAGCAAGTCTATAAAGACTTCTTACATCAGCATCATCTCTTAAATGGTCATTCATAGGCGATTGTGTTGTCACAACTCCTACAGTACCATTTGTATCTTTATATACATATTCCATATACCATTTACCTGATGATACTGCTATTGTTGCTCTTGAAGGTGTAAATGCTGTACCACTTGGAGCGTGGAAATTTAAGTTTCCTTCTGATAATGTTGGTGATGTTGTATGTGCATCAACAGGATTAAGCGTAGCAAAGTTATTCGTAGGACTATCTAATACTTGGTCAGCCGCAGTAAGATTGTGAGCTGTAAAGTCATTTGTATTTCCAGACTCATCATCACCTAAAGCACCTGAATCTGCATAATCAAGATAGAATCCATTAGTACCATAAGTCAAGCCAGAAACTTCTATAGGTTTCCATTCACCATAAGTACCTGTTTCTCCGAATGAGGATGGGGTTAAGGCAGTACCATCTATGAAGTGTGTTTCTGCTAAGTAGCCATCAAATTCATAATCTAAATCACCAGCATTTGTTGCTATTGTATGGAGTTGACCAGAGTTATTAAAAACAAAATCATAATCTTCAGATGGATAAGTTTCAGTAGCAAAAGAAGTAACTTGAGTTCCGTTTATATAAATTTTTATTCTATTAGAAGCTGTACTTTGTGTTGAATCAAAAGCAATAAGAAGGTGCATCCAAGCTGACGAATCTCTAAAAGATTGATTAGTAGTTAAATTATAATCACCTGCTGCGTGTTTAACTCTAAAGTCAGTTGCACTTGATGTTTGATAAATATTTATTTCATCATATCCAGTCGCATAAAATAAAGAATGTTGACTACCAGCAGTATCATAATTCCCTCTCTTTAACCAAGTAGAAAAAGTAAAGGTTCTACGATTACCTGCCGAACTAGGAGTCCTACTTAAATAAGAAGAACTGGCTCTATCAAGCCTAAGACTCTGGTCTAGAGTGAAACCTCTAGATGGTGTTGCTAAACCTGTATTAAGAACAGACATATTAGCTTAGAGCCTCACTTGCTGAAACATAAACGCTTGTACCATCAGAATAATAAGACACTATATAAGTACCTGCTGTTGATACATCCCAAGATGCACCTTTCTTAACCTCACTACCAAGACTGATAGCGTGAGCAGATGCGTTGATTACAGTAATAAAGCCAGATTGACCAGCAGTTTCATTTGTAAATTCAAGAGTATCAGCACCACTAGGTGTGTACTTAAAGTTATTGGCTGTGTTTAAATCTAATGTGCCATCTGTTACAACGCTTGGTGTACCTCTTTGAGAGCCAGACCAAGATTGGTCAGTAGCTAAGTTTAATGTAGTAGTAACTGTACCATCTGCTGTTGTTTCCTGTGTAATTCCACTACCAGCAGCAAACATTAAGTCATCACCCTGCGTTATAGTCGTAGCATTGGTATCAGTTGTAGCTGATACTGTGAAACCACTACCCATAGTGTTGGTATCTGTTGGAGTTGCCCAAGCGTTATCCCCTCTTAGGAAAGTAGAACTACTTGCTGTACCTGTAGCACTTAATTCTGCTACACCAACCGCATCATCTGCTAGGTGTTCGTTGTCTATACTAGCATCTTTATAATGAACACTATCAATACCATCTTCTAAGAGAGTTAGTATTTCACCAGCAGTTTGGTCTGCTGTAGCACTAGCTTCAATACCATTTAATTTAGTATGGTCAGCATTTGTAAAGTCATTAGTTGTTAAACCACCATCGCCTACCGAATAAGTAGTATTAGTATCAGTCCACGGAACATTAACAACACCCTGTCCAGCAGAGTTTAATTGTAAACCATAAGTTCTACTAGCTGTAGTGCTTACAGATTCAGCAGCAACGGATTGGTCAGTATCACTGAATAGTTCTATTCCACCCTTAGCAGATGCGGTTGCTTCTGGTAGAGTATAACCAGCACTAACAACTGCTGTACCATCTGCTCTCGTATAGTTTATACATTGAACTGTATTAGCACCTGTCGATTGAAAGGTTGCTACATCTCCTGCTGCTGTTGTTATGTTTGCCTCTGATGGCAAATCTAAATTAGTAGCGTGATGTGTCATCGTTAATGCACCATCAAACTGTAGTGTGAATTGTCTATTAGCAGCTACAGTCATTGCTGAAAAGTTTGTAGTGCCTGTTACATCGAAGTAATTACCATCTGTATCTATAACTAAAGGAGAGGCAGATGTTAAATCACCACCCTTTAAATTCAGCTTACTTACATTTGTGATGGTTATTTTCTTACTCGTCCCACCATCATTAATGAGTAATTCCTCTGCCCCATCTGGTGCAGTCAATGCTGATAGTGCTGATACTTTAGTTGTTGCCATTATTTACTCCGTAATAATATAGTTAGGTGATGATGAAGAAGAGGCTTCTGTAATAAGATAAGAGTCAGCTATATGTTCCATCTCTATTTCAAAAGGACCACTTAGAGGAGGATAAAACTCTTCATTCCATTGCCTTCTATTAAGATACATAGCGATAGATTTCTTTTGTTTCCATCCAAACTTCTTACCCATTATATGCCCTCTCTAAAGTGTCTGACACCTGCTGCTTGTCTTTCTGATAAACTTCTAAGTTCATCTTTAAACTGTTCAACAAGAGGAGCAAAATTTATTTGTTGAGAAGTGGAAGTATCTCTTTTAATACTCTTGCCGGTAGGAATCTGAGGTGCTTTAGTAGCTGTTCTCTTTCTTTCGTCTTTCTTAACACTAAACAATCCTCCCATCCTATCCTTAAATTCCGTTGTCTCTACTTTAGTACCTGCTTCGTGAGACTTAGAAGAAGGCTCTACACCCTTGTGTTCTTTAGGTTTACTTTCTGTAGATAATTCTTTAGCGGGTTCTAGAGTATCTTGGTCTTCAGTCATACTATCTAACATATCCATTAAATTATCTATCTCGCTAGTTTCTTCATCAACATTATCATCATCAGGAAATTCTAAACCATTCTCCTCAACATATGCTGCTATCTCTTCTGGACTAGCTCCAGGATTTTCTATCTTATATGTACGCTCTAGTATCTCATCGTACAACTTTTTAATTTTTTTCTTAAATGCGTCAAGCTCTAGTCTGCTAGAAGAGTCATCAAATAAACTAATGTGTTTTCTTTTAGTAGCCATATTATCCTGTGTAAGATTGATTAAGTTGACTGCCTTTCATAGACTTCCTATGTTTCTCTCTCTGATTAAACCTAGTCATATCATAACCAAAAGTAGGTCTAATATCACTATTAATAGAAATTACTCGTTCAGCTTTCTCACCACATTCAGGACATTTAATCCCTTTCTGCATATCTGAATAAGAAATTATTTCTTCTGTTGTATGCTTATTCTTACATTCAAAATCATAAAAAGGCATAATAACTCCTAATTAATTTAGTGTAACCCCCTCGTGAGAAGGGGCTACTGCTCAATTAACTATTAAGCACCCGGTACTACAAACGCAACACCTGCGTTATCTCTCATTTCTCCAACACCATAAATAGTGTCCGAAGTAAATAAGTCACCAAGATACTCCTGTTTATATTGAGTCTGGCTACGCACTCCCACTTGTTCCGCAAGAGCTAGAGCGTCTTTGTGCATTAAGCACCCTACTCTATCTGTTGCAGTGTTAGCAGTTGTAGTAGTTGGGCAGTTAGATGAGATGTAAACATCAACACCATAAATCTGTCCAATCTTACCAGTACGGATTGCATCACCAGAACCAATGAACTGTTGCTCAGTGAATCTGTTAATACCCAGCATATCATTAGCACAGATAGGTGGAATAATCAATGAACGATTGTCCATTGGTACATCCGCATCGTCAAGTTTCAGTAGCAATGCTCTGATTCCTGCGTCTGTTATATCTGCTGCATTAGATGAGTTACCTGTGTAGAAAGATGCACCAGTTGAACCGATGTATGCTTTCTCCCAAGCTGCTGCATTTGAACCACCAACTGTTCCGGCTTGTAGACCTTCCCACAAATTAACTAGGTCAGTGTCCACTTGCTTAGCTAAAGAGTACCCCGCATCGTCCGTGTAGAACTTTCTGAGAGAGCTCAATGCCTGAACTTCTGTGATATCTTCAATCAATACAGAGTATTCATAGTGCTTATCAATCGAAAGATTGGTTACACCGTGAGTATCACCCTGAATTTTTACTGCTGTGTTTGCTGCTTTAGCTGTCGCTGAACCACGAGTCGGTGTTGGGATATGGATTGTATCGCCTTTTTTACCTTTATGATTTAAGCGAGTAACTAAATTAGCAACCACCAAGTTCGATTTATATGCTGCTATAGTTTCATCCGACCATAGTTCTGGGATGAAATTAGCACCAGTAGTAACCGTTTGATGGTTAGAGCCAATTGCTCCTGTTGCCATAATATTACTCCTTTATAGTAATTATCAAATTATTTAACTCTTCCTTCGGCATAGGCATTATATATCTCATCAGCTAAGTCGGCATATCTACTAGGGTCTTGTGATTTCAGACGTATTAAGTCTGCCCTACGATATGTCTTCTTACCTGCTGTAGATTCACTAGAACTTCTAGATTCGGTCTTACTAGATTTTAGTGCTTTCTTTCTTGTATCGGCTTGTTTCTGTTTAACTTCTTCAGTCTTATCAATCATTGAACGCTCTTTCCAGTGTGTCAATAATTCATCGGCTGCATCATAGTTATACTTATCAGCTTCCTCAAATAAGTTCACTCTAAACTTACTAGCTTTAACCCAATCCTGAAATTTAGTATCTTGTACGATGTCTACATAGTCTGGATGAGTCTGTTCCAATTGTGCCTTGCTCGTATCTTGTTGTTGTTGAGCTTGGAATTTTTGGAACTCCTGAAACTTCGGATGCTTTTCTATTAGAGAATTAACCGCTTTATTAGGGTCCTCAAAAAAATCTTCCTCTGTTCCTTCGTTGTTTGAGTTTTGGTTCGCTTGACTTGTCTGTGGGTCATTGCGAGATATTTCAGCTTTAAGGAAACTGTCAGATAAACTTCTTAACTCTCCAATCTCTTGGCTCTTACGTCCAAGTTCTTGTTCTAAGTTTTGATAGCTCTTGACTATATCCTCTACACTCTTACCAGAGAATTTATCCGGGACTTCAAAAGCAGGTTCTTGTGTTTCTGCTTCCCCAGCCTCTAGGGTTTCATCTGGTTCTACTGTGTCTTCTACTTCTATATCTGCTGATTCTTCAACAGGGTCTACTACTATTTTGCTCATATCATTGTCTCCGCCCTCTGTGGGTTATGAAGTTGTAAAAAAGATGACGCTAATTATCTAGTTCTGTCATCGCTGCTTTTGTTGCATCTTCTAAAACAATCATCTGTCTTAGAATAGACAACTGACCTCTGGCGAACCACAGGTCCTTTTCATTTTCAATAGAATCTAATCTCTTGACTGCTTCAGACATAACCTTTAATTCACCTATAAGGTCAGCCCATCCTTCAGTTTCTAATAGTTCAACTCTATCTCTATAAAATTCTTCGTCAGTTTTATTTACGGACATATTATCCTTGTAACTTTTCTGTCGCTGTTGCTATATTTAATAATGTTTCAGACTTAAGATGCTCAATCTCTGGAATATTTCTCATAGTCTCACTCTGAGTATTCTCTGTATCAGCTCTTAGTTTATCAATCTGTGCTAAATCTTTCTGCAATTTAAGGAACTTCTCTTGAATAACTAATTCATTTGGTTGTGCTGCTCCTGCTTCTGCAGCGTTCTTCATAGCCTTAGTTGATTCTTCTTGAGCTTCCGCCATAGTCTTCTGAACTTCTGCTTGTAGCTGTTGTAGTTGAAGTTCTTTAGCCATCTGTTCCATCTCCTCTTCTTGTGGGTTAGGTTGCATACCCTGCATAAGAGCCTGTACTATCTGTTCTCTGTTGTGCATACTAGAGTTTTGGAATACGGATACTAATATAATATTAAATGCTGGAGAATCTTTAGGTATAGACTGTAGTAAGCTAACCATCTGTTGAGCTTCTAATTCTTTAGCCATTATACCCATAGTAGAATAAGGTACGAACTTATAATCTGCTACAGGATATCTCTCAACATCGAACTGAACCTTCCTCCATAGACATTTATTTATCATTGGAATAAGAAATGTGTTTTGGAAATTCATTAGAGTACGCTTCTGTCTCTTAATTGCCGAAGACTGCTGCATAGACATACCAGCAGATGTGGCTCTTTCCGCACTAGCTTGTGTAGTATCTGATGCACCAGTACCCATTTGAATCATATTCTGTAATGACGCTACTTGTGTATAAGTATTTTGGTCGGTGCTACCCAATGTTAATGGCATTACTGCTTGTCTAGGGTCGCCATTAGTAAGAATAGTCTTACCCGGTCTGACTTCTAGTTTAACTCCACGAGGGAGTCTTGTCGCATCGGCTGCTAACATTGGTGTAGTAGTCAGAGCTAAAGAGTCAATACGAGCTCTCATTTCCGCATCTAATGCCTTCTGTGGATTATACCCCTTCTCACAAACACCCCTACCCCAGAACTTGTTTGGTACGATATCGTGTTGGTAACTAATGAAAGGTCTATCTTCCATCATAAATGGATTTGCTTCTGCTCTTAATATATGATTATCATTAGCAATAGTAACAACTGCTTCTACTAATTCATCTTCATTATATTCAAAGTCATCTATTAATTCATTCTCTGATAGGAATCTAGCTGGTACTTTACCCCAGTATTCAGTAATTTTGATTTGGTCTGATGCGTCAGGTCTAGATTCTTCAGGGTCAAAACCTTTTAATCTATCTATATTATAGTCACCTTCAATAACAACATCTCTATAGGTTCCATCTTCGATACCTTGAATGATGCTATGTCTAGGCTTGATAACTTCGTGGGCGACACCTAATGCCTCTTGTATATTAACCGCAGAAGGGTCAATAAGAAATTCTTTTGGACTGATTGCTTCTACTTTTACATCTACTACAGTATCTTCTTGTAGTATTCTTTCAGTAACCATAGTCCCTTCTATTGGAACTTCTACTGGATACTTCCAAGTATTCTCTTCTATAGATATCTTTCCAATACCAGTTCCATATACAGCACCATTGAGGAATACTTCACATAGAGCATCTTTAGCACCTGTAGATTCTAGGTCTTCCTGCAGTAGATTGCGTACATACTCAGCGTCTTGAGGGTTCTGGTCTAGCATATCGTCTTTGATATCAAACCATTTACCTCTTCCGAATGTAGCCTCTTCGATTTCAGCTACAGAAGACTCAACTGCTTGTTGTAATCCCGGAGATATAATTCTAGATTTCTCAGCTAGTCTAGTCTTATCACTAGCTTTCCAGATACCTCTCCATAAACGATAATACTCATCCCAACTATCTAAATAATTAGAATCTCTATGGTTTCTCCACTCTTCTAAACGAGTGTTAAGCCATCCTGCTAGTCCTTGATATTTGTTTTCAGTCTCCATTAGTATCCTGCAACTTCATCATATGGTTCCCACTCCTCTTCTAATTCTATTGTGTGCATAAAATCTGCTACACTAACTTGGTCTATGTATGCGAGTGAGTCAATAATGTCATCGTGTGTTCCCTTACTAGGAAACTCCATTAACTGTGTCTCTAGTTCCGCATTCCAACTTGTACTACGATTAAAAGTAATTTTACCGTGCTCCATTCGACCTTGAAGAGCCCAAGTAATTCTATCTGCCTTTCTTTTTCCTCCGTGGGTTACGTCTGTTATGACTACCCATCTACCTTGTGTCCTCATCTCATCTTGCAAATAAGGAAGTATAGCGTTCTTTAACGCACCGGATTCAATTCCTACAGTAGTTGCTTTATTTTCAATTGCAGCCTGTAGTATTTTAGAAGCAGTTTCTTTAATACCCCATCTACCGTGGAGTATATCTTTAACCCACCACTTATCGCCGTGGATTTTAACGATTGATATAGCTGTCTCATCTAGCTTACTACCTTTGAGACCACGTTCTTTCTCCACTTGTTCAAACCCCGCAGGGTCCACCGCAATAACATAATTACCCTCTTCGGGTTCATTCTCATCATACTTAATCCATTCATTTTTAAATATACCTCCAGTAAAACTTACGAAAGAGGCTTCAAATTCTTGTCTAAAAGCCTGAGTAGACATAGTTCTTCTAGCAACTTCTACTTCTTCAGGGTCTATTAGAGGGTTATCTATGGATGTAAACTGAAATGCTTCCCAGTCTTCATCTTTTTCTGCTTCAAGAAACAAATCATAGAAGTGATTCTTTCCCGCAGGTGTCCCAATAAATAGTGCACCACCTTTTACATCTGAAAGCGTAGGTCTTATAATCTGTTCCCACACTTCTACCTTCATACTAGCATACTCATCTAGTACGACATAAGCCAATCCAACACCTCTTAAGGTATCGGGTCGGTCACTGCCCTTTAAGCTAATCCTTCTACCATTAACTAACTTCATAGTAGCTGTATTTTCGTGGGTTGACTCTATAAGGTCTGTTCCGTGCAACAGTTCCTTAAGCATATTCCACATAATATCCTTAGCTTGTTGAAAAGTAGGACCTATATAAAAGACATCCTTACTTTCCGACTGAAGAGCTTTGATTATAAGTATCCACGCTGCTAGTCTGGACTTTCCAAATCGCCTACCCGCACTTACAACTTTAAATCGGGCAGTGCTATTGAAGATTTCTAGCTGTGCTGGATGTAATTGTACATCTAACTCTCTAGCCATTACCTATGTTTACAATTGTTTTATCTATAGCTTCTTCATCTATGATTACTCCATCTTCATAGGTCAATTGCTTTTGGTCTTTCTCTTCTATCTCTATCTTTTTAGCTTCGAGACCACCAACATTGATAATTACATTACCCTTATCTTCTGAAGACCTAAATTCTACTGCTTTTGTGGTAGGAATAATCCTATCCATACACATTTTAAGACAAGTCCTGTCACCTTCGAGTGCTAAGTCTATAACTTTCTGGACAATCTCTGGTCCTTTGTTAGACATCAACTCTCTACTTAGAGCTGTAAACTTATTGACGCTGCCTTTTGGTCTCCCTTCGGGATTTAAAGACTTCATACCTTTGTAAAGATTAGGTGAACCTTTATTTTTTTTAGACATCCTGCTTATTCCTCCTTTCTTATACTATAGTTTCAGCTAAAGAGGTATAATTAGAATGATAATAAAGGTTATTTCTAAGAGAAGCCTTTTAGGTGAATCTTTGTTTTATATCTATAGTAATATTATAGCATACTTTTCAATGACTGTCAATAGACAGG